ATAATGTTATACTTGCCGATGTGCTAGCTGGCGAACTCCAATCGGTAATTGTCCACTCGTCAACGCCCTGCTTACGATACCGCACGCGATGATATGCTTCGATGTCTGTAGTCCATTCAATAAGACAAGACATTTGGTCTGGCGTCGCTGTTGGGCCGGTGAGCAATACGGGAATCCCCGAAGGTGTCTCGCTGTACCCGCACACGACGGCGACACTCTGCACGGTTGGAATTACAACGGCGACGTTCTGCTCGGTGGGGATCGTGACCGTTACATCCTGTTCCGAACCCGGGAACGCAACGGTCACGACTTGCTCGGCAGGAACAACAACTGTCACCGATTGCTCTGTCGGGATCGTGATGTGTACGTCCTGCTCCATATCCCCTTACTTCTTGGCCGTGCTCATCGGCTCGACCATCTTTGTGTTTGGCGTCTTGCCCGCGCTGTCCTTATAGCCCGCGATCCAGCCGGGCTTGTGAAGTTTGAACCATCCGAGAACATCCTCGGGAATTTCCTGGCCCGCCTTGCAGTCGACGGTGCGGCCCTTGCCGATATTACAAATAGCCTCGTCGTTGTCGATGTTTGGGAGTGCGTGATCAACTCCCCTTGCGAATACCGCCATTGCCCTTTCTCCTCTTGCCCTTCAATGGTTTTATGCGGGGGAGCGGAAGGGCTGTCTACTCCCCCGCACGCTACGCACTAAGCGACTCAGCCGCCCGGTGCGAAATTGTAACCCATACACCCGAAAGTGTACGTTGTGCTCGGCGCGATAAGCGGCTGGAAGTCCATCCGCCTGAACGCGACGAGGTTGAACTGATCGGTCGTGATCCACTTCTCGCCGTCGAGCGTCACGAGACGCCGGTCGCCGTGGAAGAAGTAATTCTTGTTGATGTACATAGCCGCGGCCTTGGTGGCCGTTACGCCGTCGTCGACGCCGGATGCATTCAGATCTTCGCGCTGATGCTCGGATACCAGGATCGGCGAGCCGAAATAGGCGGCGAGCTGACCCTTGATGATCGTTGCCTTGTCGCCGATCTTGTCGAGCGTCGCCACGTTCGTCAGCTGGATGATCTGCGAGAGATACGAAATCGGGCCGAAGAGCCAGACGCCCTCGGCCGGGTTGTACCCGTACTTGCCGCAGAACGCCTTCATCGCAAGCAGGTTCGCCTCGGAGAGGTTGCCGGTCCCGCAATCCTTGATGCATGAGCCGGTCAGGAGGAGCCTTCGCAGCCCCTTCCAGTTTGTACGGCCGTCGTTTGCTCCGAGAGCTTCGATGTCGGTGTCCATATGCGTTGCGGTCGAATCGCCGTTGAAATCGCACGCCTCGACCGTGTTCCGCAGGATGTCAACGAGCCGCTTCTTGATGAGCGGCAGCCAGAGCATGATCGCTTCTTCGTCGAGTTCGGCGGAGGTGATCATGCGCGCACGGTGCTTTGACGCCGTGAAGGTCAAGAGCCCATCCGTGATGTTCTGGCCGAAGGTGTCACCGGGGTTGTCGGTATTCGTCGTCGCCTCGGAAATGTTGTCAGCCATCGTTGAGGCCGGCGTGAGATCCAGCGGCATCTTGAATGGGTTCGTCGGCATCGGGAAATGACCGAACAGCGCCTCGACGCCACCGATCAGCCAAGGCAGATCGAGTACCTGGGCGGACAGGGCCGACGGCACGAAGTTCGCTATGTCGGTCGTATCCATCGGCGCGATTGCCTTGACAACGCACTGGAGCTGGTCTTGATACCGGGCGAAAGTATTCAGCGACTTGACGCCCCGATACGAGTCCTTGAATGTGCTGTGCCGCATGATCGCGTCAATGATCACGCAATCATCGTTGAGGTCCTGGAGCGCCTTGATCTCAGCCTCGGCGCTCGTCGTCGCCGTCGACCGCTGGAACAATGCGGACCGTTGCGCCCAAGGCCGGTTCGTATCCATTGCCGCCTTGAGGGTCGTCACGGCGCGGTCGCCGTTCAGAGTCGCCCCTGCGAACTTCACGCGCCGCTCCTCGGCATGCGCAAAAGCCTTCTCGTGATCCTTCATCATGCCCTCATATAGCGCCTTCGCCTCGCCGAGGAACTGTTCCTTCGAAAGCAGCCCGCCCTCGACCGCCTTGACCCGCTCGGTGAGGGCCTTCGACTTCTCCATAAAATCGGTAACCTGATCGAGTTCCTTCACGGAAATCTCGACGGTTTTCTTCTCCTCTTTTGGAGTCGTTTCGTCACTCATGTATTCATCACCTGCTTGAATCGCTTTAACTTCGCATCCCTCTCCGCTTCTGAAATTTCGGAGAGAACGGTTTTTAAATGTGAGTACGCCGGACTTTCCGGCGCTTTGCCCTTCGCTTTGCTGGAGGTGATGGGTTTCGCGTCCGGGCCGAGACCGAGCGCGGCTAATTTTTGGGTGAGAAGTTTGTCGACCTCTTCTTGCAACGAGCATTCCGGGACGTAAAGGTCGCTCCCGTCCATGAACGCCTTTGAAATACTGAATAGCGTTCGGCGGTTTATGGGGACCGAGCCGATGCTGATCTCGTACAGTTCGAAATCAACAACCTTGCGCACGCCGTTTTCGATCAACGTCTTGATCGGATCGTAACCGATCGAGAAGGCGCGAACTATACCCTCTTGGATTTGCGTCTGCAGCCTCTCCATTGTTTTCGAGACAAAGCCCTTGATCCAAAATCCGACACCCTCGTCGATCCTCATTTCGGTAACGAGGCCAGCGGGTTCCGTGTGCTGATGCATCCACAACAGGATCGGGTTTTCCATGTACGCGGTGATTGCCTTCTCCCATATGGTACGCTCCGGCACTACCATTTCCCCAACGCGGTCAACATCGCCGGTCGATGCATAGCCCTCAACGAACAGGCGCCCGTCGCCGATATCACCCACCTTCTTGGATTGATAGAGCCAGTGCTTCATAATCTTCGCGTGGAATTTGCCCTTTTGATTGCTCATGTCATTCTCCTTCCAGGACCGACAACATATCGCAAAGACAATTGATAATGTTCGACGCGGAGCCGGACGGATCGCCGGGATGTCGGAGCGGTTCGCCCCCGACCTCGAAATAATCATCAAGGCCGACCTGTTGCCCGTCGGCCGCAAGGTGTGTGTCGCGGCTATTTGCGGTGAATGCCGATAACCATTCCTTTTTCCGCACAACGCCGGATTGCCGCATCCCCTCCAGTTGCCCTTCCTGATAGGCCGGATTTATTTCAGTACGCGCAACGGTCGGCGCGTTACTAATTTCACGATCCATATTTTCCCGCACGCGATCGGCGAGTTGTTTGGAGTTCTCGCCGTTGCGAATACCCTCCGAGAGCGAATCCTTCATGCGCTCCCAATGCCCCTCGGCGATTTCGGCTTTGAATCGCTGCTCCGCCGCCCTCAAAAACTCCGCGACGACGGGATCGTTGATGTCGAATGAAACCGACGAATTGATCGTGGAGAGTACGCGGCGGCCGCCCTTCTCGGCGGAATCCTTGAGGATAGGACCGCCCGCGCGCCCGAGCACTTCCTTTGCGCCCCCAAGATCAAAAAGGACCGTTTCGACATCGATTGTTTTCTCGGCCGCCTTCGATGCGCCGAGCTTCGAGAGTATTTCTTCTTGCCAGTCGGAGAATATTGCAATGAGAACGCGAATCAGTTTGCGTTCGTTGTCATCGATGATCGCTTTGGTTTTCATCCAATGCCGCATACGCCCTTCGCGGTCTTTGAGCATTGACTTGTGAGTAATCGCCTTTTGCGGCCGCTCGTTCGTCGCCGGGATTTTACCGTCGAGAATTTCCCCTACCTGATCGCCGCGTATCATTGACATCGGCCCGAATGCATCGTCGCCCCATGCAACCGGCGATTCGCCCCTTCGCTCGCGTGCCTCGTTTACCGTGCGCTGAAATGATGTCACGAGCACGCGCGACGCCTCAGCCTCTTTGACAACGTCCTCTTTGAGCTCCTCGACGTTCGAATAATCAAACAGCGTGCGGATCCGCTCGCCGGGTTCGGCAAATCGCTGGTTCAAATACTTATCGAACGTCTGACCGATTTGAATAAAATCAGGAATCAACTTTCCATACCACAGCATGCGAAGATACCCTTGCAGGTTCGAATAGTTCTCCGCCTCGGATGCGTTTGCGAATATCCGCGGTACGCTGAATGCGGCGAATATCTCGTCACGGGTCTTGTCGAGCAGCCCGACAAAATCCATATCGCTATGTGTTGGCGTCACGGCATCATATTTGAGGCCATCACCGAGCACCGCGACCGATCCCGCCTTCTCGTATCCGCCATAAAGCTGCTGCCAGTGTTTTTTGTAGAGATCAAGTTGCTCCTGATTCTCAAAATGGTAATCCGTTGTCAGAAGCCCCGCGGGTATTGCAGAGTTTTTGAAATAGTTGAGGTTCCAGTTTTGCGCGCGCATATGCGAGTTGATCGAGTTTGCCGCAGCTTGGAGCGGGGAAAGGCCATAATAATCATTGTTCGGGTTGTAATACTTATCGAACACAACAACATCGCGCGGAAAGGTTGTTGATTCGCCGCCGATCGTATATGTGAAATCGCGGATATATTTGCGCGGATCCGGGTTGATCGTCACGCGATCGCTTCGCAGGTGGTGCAGTTCGTGAACGCCCGGCTCATATGCGAGGTAATAAATTCCAGTAAGATTCCATGAGACGATTATTTTCTCAATCAGCTTTGCGGCGGTATCGTCAAAATTTGGATTTTGTAGAATCGTAACAGCCGGATGATCGTATGGAAGCGGCTCCTGTTTTTCGATTCCGTTCTGCACATATTCGCGAACCTGTTTCGGCCTGACGCGGAGCGCGGCATTGACTAGAACGCGCGTGCATCGATAGACCCACACGTGCGCGTTATGCGTCCAAATATAATTTTCGTATGTCCCGGGTTGAAATAGGTTGAACGTATTCGAGGCAAGAAGACGCAGAAGGCCAGAGACTGACTTCTCGCCCTCGCTTCCCTCGATTACTTTCAGCCGCGGCCCGGCTTTGCTAAGGGCCTTTGTTTCCGTGCTGGAATCCACCCTGCTTCATCTTTCCGCCCTTCCAAATTATTCGA